AATCTGCAAAAGAAAGATTTACAGGAGTACCAAAGTGGTATAAAGTTACGAATCCTGTCATGCACGGCAAAGATAATCCCAGAGCACGTAAGATACATGCTGAAGGTAAAGTTTATGAGACGATTATAGAATGCTGTAATGCATATGGATTCAAAAACCATAATGCTATAAGATACAGATTGAACCACCCTAAATGGACAGAATGGTATTATCTTTAACTGTATAATAAAAAAGGGAGGGGAATCAACCCCTCCCAACCAAAACTGGGCAGTTTCGACTGCCCTTTTTTTATTCTAGGGCTTCTGCACAGTCACAGTCTGAAACATACTCAGCCCAGACTGAGTCGTAACCAATATCCATCTGAGCTTTCCATTCTCCAATTTTTTCAGGACGATCTAGCGCAATTGCAATAGCAACAAGTGCAATAAACTTGAGGATGTTGTTGAAGTATTGACTAAATGTCATTTAGCTTCTCCTTTGATCGCTGCGATGGCAGCAAGCGCATCTAGGTAGTAGGTGTGTGCCATGTAGTCACCCTTTGCTCTGTCGTGGATGGTTTCAAACCAATCTACCGCCTTCGCTAGCTCGGCAGTCAATGTTTCGATGCGGTTGGCGGCATCACGGGCGTCCCCGACAGTCACATTTTCGAAGTCTCGCAGCCGTGCGGTCAGTTCTGTGTCAGTCATTAGTTCTTCTCCTCAAAGAAGGTTTCGATGATAGCACCAGCAAACACGATTACAACCAAAAAAATAACAGGGATGATTGCAGCAGTCATTAGAAGTCACTCCAATTGATTGTCATACCAACTTCGCGTTCTGCGTTACGCTTAGCAGATTCGAAGTCTGCAAAAGGACCAGCGGAGGTGAAGTCATCGTCTAGACGACCTTCGGGGGTGAACAGCATATATTTTCCAGCATGGTTCTTGTTGATGATCACAGGTTTGATCGAGTTGGTGGCGGTATGGACGTTGCCGTTGGTTTCGAAGGTCATCATGGTTGTGTTCCTCTGTTGATATAAACAGTGTAATACTTTTCAAAAGGAATGTACACAGTTATTTTCGCTTTTTGTGCACTTTTTTTCATATAAATAGTGTTAATCAAATAGAGGATTAGTCATGGCTACCACAGAGTCAACATTAGAATCTACAAATTTTCTACAGCCAACAGGTTTTAAAGTTGTAGTGCTTAGAAAAAGATTTAAAAATTTAGAGTTTTTTGCCCAAACAGTTACGCATCCAGATTTATCATCAAATCCTTCATCTATTCCCTTCCGTGGAAGAAATCCGTGGGCTCCTGGAGATTCTCTCGATTACGGTACACTTACCATTGAAGCAATCATGGATGAAAAGATGAATATATATAAAGAGATGCATGATTGGCTAATAAAAACAGTAACAGATCCATATAAAACTGCAGATAAAATTACAGTCAATGATCAAGATATTACTTCTTATGATATTAGTCTCATGGTATTGAGTAGTCATAATAATACTACAAATACGATCAAATATAAAAATTCATTTCCTATTTCTATTGGTTCAGTAAGTTTTCAGTCAACCACTGATGCTGTACAATATATCACATTCCCAATTACTTTCAGATATAGTGATTTTACAATTACTGAATAACATGATATAATTTAATTATATAATTATGGAGTATACTATGAAATACCTTGAAAAAATCCTTGAAATGTGGGAAAAAGATTCTAAGATTGATTCTTCATCATTGGATGAAGCTTCTAGGCAGACTCCTATGCTACATGCAAAATACTTGCCACTGTTGGCTGAATCTAAAATTACTATGAGAAGATATGAAGCAGAGCAGAAAATCCTACTAAAAGATAAATGGCTTTACTATAATGGGAAAATGACAAGAGAACAAATCGAAGCCAAAGGTTGGGCATTTGATCCGTTTGAAGGTTTACGCGTATTAAAAGGAGAAATGGATTATTACTATGATGCAGATCTTGATATTCAGAGATCCGAAGAAAGAATCCACGAATGGAAAATTATAGTAGAAACGCTAACTGAAATTGTAGACAATATTAAATGGCGACATCAGACTATTGGTAATATTATTAAATGGAAAATGTTTGAAGCCGGTGGATAATTTATTCCACAGACTTCACTTCTAAAATTCTATTCATATATGGAAATACGCTATTTGTCATCGCTCGGTATTCAAAGTATAATTGTTCACTCTCAAATTCAATAGTCCTAGTAAGCACTTGATTAATTTCATCCCATTCTAATACAATATTATTAATTGTATTGAGTAAACTATCCCTATTATCTACCCAAACTGGATATGCGACCTCATCAAATAGAGCAATACTTTCTTCGAATGTAAAATTGTCATCTATCAAAGCATTTTTTGCCTCTTCAAAACTATAAAATAGTTCATTTAAAGATTTTAATTCCTCAGTTATTTTATAAGGCATATTCAACTCCCTTTTTCATTGTATTTATGGTTATATATACTTCATGGACATATTAAAAGTAAAAAATAAAAACCACTCTGTTATGCACATCGGCTGCGATTTTGGCATTGCTAATGAGCTTAGTGAATTCTTTTCGTTTTTTGTACCAGGTTATAAGTTTATGCCTATGTACAAAAATAGAGTATGGGATGGAAAGATTCGACTTTTCAACATCCAAACGATGGAACTTCCTGTAGGATTATTTCCATTCCTAAAAGAGTTTGCAAAGCCTCGTAACTATAAAATTGAAGTAGAGCATAATAATTTTTATGGAAGACCTGATACTCAGGTTGATATCGATCCTAACGAAATAAAGGAGTTTATCGATGGGCTCGAACTACAATCACGTGGCAAGTCAATTGGAATCAGAGACTATCAGTTCGATGCAGTATGCGAAGGACTACATAGAAAAAGGGCAGTACTCATTTCCCCTACAGGATCTGGAAAATCACTTATTATCTATACCCTGGTCCAAAGATACCTTTGCAGTTTACGGCAGAAAAGTAGGAAAGTCCTTATTATTGTACCAACAACTTCATTGGTCGAACAGATGTACAATGACTTCGCCGATTACGGTATGCCAGCCGAAGACGTCGTCCACAGGATTTATTCTGGCAGAGATAAAGACACAGACAAAGACATCGTTATTTCAACTTGGCAGTCAATCTATAAGTTACCGCCGAAGTGGTTTGAACAATTTGGTGCTGTCGTTGGTGATGAATGTCACGGGTTCAAATCTAAGTCTCTAACCACTATTATGGACAAATGCAAAGAAGCCGAATATCGTTGGGGAACAACAGGAACTCTTGACGGTTCACAAACCCACGAACTCGTACTTCAAGGACTTTTTGGAAAGATATATAATGTAACGACCACTAAAAAACTTCAGGACGAAGATACGTTAGCAAAATTAAATATTACTATTTTGCTACTAAAACATCCTGAGGAAGTTAGAAAAAATTGGGGAACACAAGATTACCAATCCGAGTTGGACTATATTGTTAGAAATGATTCTCGTAATAGGCTTATTACTAATCTTTCTTTAGATCTTGAAGGAAATAGTCTGGTACTATTTAACTTTGTTGATAAGCATGGTAAACCTCTTTTTGACATGATCCGCGATAAGGCTCATGAAAATCGAAAAGTGTTTTTTGTATCCGGTGATACTGATACCAGCGATAGAGAAGCAATTAGAAAAATAGTAGAGACTCAGAAAAATGCAATTATCGTGGCATCACTTGGTACTTTTTCTACTGGTATTAACATCCGCAACCTTCACAACATCATTTTTGCTTCCCCGAGTAAATCACAGATTAGAGTATTACAGTCCATTGGTAGAGGATTAAGAAAATCTGATGATGAATCTATAGCTAAACTTTTTGATATTGCTGATGACTTACATTGGAAGGGTAAAGAAAACTATACTTTATCTCATGCCGGTGAAAGAATTAAAATGTATATAAAACAAGAATTCGATTATAAAATTTATGAAGTGGACCTCAAATGACTGAAGTAAAACAATTAAAACTCATCAGTGGTGAAGAGGTAATTTGTGAACTAGTAGCCATTGAAGTAGATGATTATGACGCTGAGGTTATGGTAATTAGAGCCGCATATAACATTATTTCTCAAGAAGACTTTGAAAACAAATTTAGATACTATACATTCAGACCTTTTATGGCTCAAATCATTGACCCGTCACATATTTTAGTGTTAAATTCAGGATCCGTACTTTGTATGACTAATCCTGCTACAAATGTATATGATCAGTATATAGAATATATTGAACACTTCAGAAAAGAAGAGCGATCAAAAGAACACGAGCAAGAAAAAGATCTTTTTGATGAAATAATGGAAGAAAGTGAAAAGGACGAAAAGATTGTCAAATTTAATCCAAAACTTCATTAGTATACTACCCACCTCAAAAAGCACTCTTTTATTATACCACTGAATTACTGATTTGTAAATAGAGAAAATTAAAAAAAATGACAATTGTAACATTAGGATGTTCTTTTACAGATTGCTATCATAGAGATATTAATCCATGGCCAAAAGTCATAGAGAATAAGACTGGCATACCTGTTATTAATTATGGGATAAGCGGGTCTGGCAATAAGTATTCATTTGATGCTTTTATTAATCATTTAAAAAATGATAAAGAAGTTGATACTGTGTACTGGCTTATGACAGAATTTGATCGAATGGATACAATAGGACTATGGAAACCCAAAGTATTTAACAGATATTTTACTCTTAAGCCTTATGCAACTGGCAAAAACCCTGAAAACTTTTTAAATAAATGGATTAGTGCCAAGTCAAAAGTAACAGGTGAAGTTGAAAAAGAAAATCAAGATTTATTGAGAATAAAAAGAGAAATTCGTTTAGGTCGTATAATGTACGAAAATATTTCTCCTCTGGAATTTTTTGATTATAATTTAATGTTAATACATTTAACTCAAAAAGTATGTAAAGAATATGGTATTAAATTAAAAATAGCATCTGGATTAAGACCTTTATATACGCATGATTCAGAAGAAATTTCTTATATTCTAAAATCAAAATATAATAAAAACATAGATTTTAGTTCTATTATTGGTTACCCATTTTATAAAGAAGCCGCAGGAATGTGCGTTGTGCAGGTAAAAAATTGGGATACTGAATATAGTATATCTCCGACAGACAATCATCCAGGTCAAAAAGGATCTGATTTTATTGCAGATTTGTTTTTAGGAGAGAAGAATATTTTAGACTATAGATAAAAAATGTGTACAACCCCTTGATCCTATGATATTGTAGGATAGATATGTTAGGAGTATATGATGAAACCAAAAGATAAACCACATTATGTGAATAATAAAGAATTTAGTCAGGCAGTTGGAGAATATACTACTGCCGTAAAAGAAGCTGAAGCTGCCGGAAAAGAAATTCCAAAAGTAACTAATTATATTGCCCTTTCTTTTTTAAAAATTGCTGAGGGATTATCTCATAAAGTTAACTTTATTCGTTACACTTATAGAGATGAAATGGTAATGGATGCAGTTGAAAACTGCCTTAAAGCTATCCGAAATTATGATATAGAAGCTGCTACACGTTCTGGGAACCCAAATGCTTTTGCATATTTTACTCAAATTTGTTGGTATGCTTTCTTACATCGTATTGCCAAAGAAAAAAAGCAGCAAGATATTAAGATTAAATTTATTTCACAAAGCCCATTTGAAGAATTTGCTCTTGCAAATGCAGATGAAGTTTCTATTCAAGCAGCCCATGCTTTCGTTGATCAATTAAAAGGTAAAATTGACCAACTAAAAGAAAAAGACACTTACTTTGATTCTATCGTAAAAGAAGAAAAAAAGAAAGAACGTAAAAAACGTGATGTCGTTTCTTCAAGCAGTGATTCCGATCTAGGAGAAATCTTTGGATGAAAACTGTTTTACTAACCGGTGCCGAGGGTATGATCGGTTCTTATCTAAAAGAATATTTGATTGAAAATGATTATTCAGTAACTTCATTTGAAGGTGATGTGTGTAATCAAAAAGAATGGAACAAGTATGACAGACACGATTATGTGATTCATCTTGCTGCATTTGCTGGAGTTAGAGATTCTATAAATAATCCAGAACGTTTTTATGATAATAACGTTGGCGGAATGGAATGCGCTGTTAATTTTGTTCAAGGGACTAAAACTAAATTCCTTTATGCATCTTCATCGAATGCTAAGGAATGGTGGACAAATCCTTATGCGGCTACGAAAAAAATGAATGAATTACAGGCTCAAGCATTATCTAGATCTGTAGGAATGCGATTCCATACTGTTTGGCCCGGTCGAGAAGATATGCTTTACCGTATGCTTGAACAAGGCCGAGTAAAGTATATTAATGCCGAACATTTCAGAGATTTTATTCATGTGGAAGATCTTTGTTCTGCGATATTTACAATCATGAAAAACTATAATAAAATAGATTCTGTAGTGGATATTGGCACGGGGTTGACTGTACCTGTTTTATTACTTGCTCAAAAGTTTGGATTTGAAGGCGAGATTCGTTATGATGCAACCCCAAATGAACGAAAAGTCACAGTTGCTGATATTGAATATTTAACCAAGCTTGATTGGAAACCTACAAAGGATATTTTACAATGAAATTGGCGATTTTAAATGATACTCACGCTGGTATACGCAATTCATCTGATATTTTTGCAGATAATGCTGATCTTTTTTACACCGAGTTTTTTCAATATTTACGAGAAAATAAAATCACGCGTATCATCCATTTGGGTGATGTATTTGATAATCGTAAGTTCATTAATTTTAAGTCACTTCATCGCTTCAGGAAGTCTTTTCTTGCAAAACTGCGAGAGTACGGAATGCACATGGATGTCATTCCTGGAAACCACGACACCTTTTATAAAAACACTAATGAACTGAATGCATTAAAAGAATTACTTGGTCACTATATGGGTGAAGTTACTATCCACATGGAACCAAATGTTCTCAATCTTGATGGTTTCAAACTTGCATTGCTTCCGTGGATTTGTCAAGAAAACTATGAACGGTCAATGGAATTCATTAATACATGTAAAGCTGATTGGTTGGGTGGACATCTTGAATTAATCGGATTTGACGTTTTACGTGGAGTTCCATCACACGGTGGATTAAATCATAGTATTTTTTCTAGATTTGAAAAAGTAATCTCTGGACACTTCCACGTCGGTTCTGAGAAAGACAATATCCACTATCTTGGCTCTCAGTTTGAATTTTTCTGGTCAGATGCTGGTGATGAAAAGGGTTTTCACGTACTCAATACTGAAAATAGAGAACTGACAAAAATCGTAAATCCACATACTCTTTTCGAACGTATTGTATATGATGATTCAAAAGTTGATTATACAATGTATGATGCCAGTCATCTAGATGGAAAATTTGTAAAGGTTGTAGTAATCAATAAGTCTGACCTGTTTACATTTGACCGGTTTATTGATAAGATACAATCACAGAAGATCCATGACTTGAAAATCGCTGAGAATTTTAATGAATTTATGGGCGAAAACGTAGAAGATGAAGCAGTATCCGTTGAAGATACTGGTGAACTTCTTGATAGTTACGTAGAAGCTGTTGAAACTGATTTGGATAAAGATAAGCTAAAGATGAACATGCGCAATCTATTAGCAGAAGCACAGGCATTGGAGATTGCATGATTTTCTTCAAGACACTTAGATGGAAAAATTTTATGTCTACCGGTAATGCTTTTACCGAAATAGACTTAACTTCAAATAAATCAACTCTCATTGTTGGACATAATGGTGCTGGTAAATCCACGATGCTAGATGCTATGTCATTTGCGCTGTTCGGTAAACCGCATCGTAATATTAACAAACCACAATTGGTCAATTCTATCAATAATAAAGATTGTATTGTTGAGATTGAATTTTCAGTTGGTAAGGCTGAGTTTAAAATTGTCAGAGGTATTAAACCACAAATTTTTGAAATCTGGAAAAATAATATTTTAATTAACCAGGATTCACATTCAAAGGAATACCAGAAAATCCTTGAGCAAAACATTCTGAAACTGACTCATAAGTCTTTCCATCAGATTGTAGTTCTTGGTAGTTCATCATTTATTCCCTTTATGCAACTATCTGCACAAAACCGCAGAGAAGTGATTGAAGATCTTTTAGATATTAATGTATTCTCTAAAATGAATATTCTTATTAAAGAAAAGAACTCTACATTAAAGGAAAAACTAAAGGATATTGGATATCAACTTGATTTAAAAAAGAATCAAATCGATTCCCAGCGCAAATATATCCGTGATATTACTGCAATGAATGAGGAGGAAATTAATGCAAAAATGGCCCAAATCCAAGAAGCACAATTTGAGATTTCCAATCTTCAATCAGATGTCCTGGAAGCATCAACTTTTATTGAAAAAGAACAAGAAAAGGTTAATGCCGAACTCAAAACTGCGCATGATCGTAAAGCAGGTCTTCTTCAATACAAAGCCACATTTTCATCCAAAATTAAATCTGTTGTTAACGACGCAAAATTCTATGAAGAGAACGATGCATGCCCAACATGTTCTCAACAAATCACGGAAGAAATACGAGCTTCTAAACTAGTATCTGCTAAATCAAAGGCCATGGAACTTCAATCTGCTATTCGTAAAGTTGACGAAGAAGCTGAAACAGTTACATTAACAATTGAAAAGTTCACAGTTTCGGCAGAAAACATCCGTGAAAAACAATCAATGATTCACGCAAATAATCAAACAATCGAACGTTTGCATGGCAATATTAAATCTTTAAATAGCGATATTGCCCGCCTGACGTCACGTACGGGAGATCTGGCTAATGCAAATTCTGAATTAGCTGATATGAATGCTGATAAAGATCGGTTTATGGAAGATCGACTGAAATTAAATGAAGAGCTTTCATATAATTCTGTTATGGCCGAGATGCTAAAAGATACAGGTATTAAGACAAAGGTTATTAAGCAGTACATTCCCATCATCAATAATCTGGTGAATAAATATCTGCAGATCTTGGACTTCTTTGTGCATTTCAATTTGGATGAAAGTTTTCAAGAGACTATTAAGTCCCGTCATCGTGATGCTTTTACCTATGATAGTTTCTCTGAAGGTGAAAAGCAGCGTATTGACTTGGCACTTTTGTTTACTTGGCGTATGATCGCTAAGATGAAAAACTCTGTTGCCACTAACCTATTAGTACTAGATGAAACGTTCGATTCGTCTTTGGACCATGACGGTGTCGAAAACCTGATGAAAATCCTTTATTCTTTGGATGATGATACGAATGTATTCGTTATCAGTCACAAAGGTGAAATTCTTGAAGGTAAGTTTAAGAACAAACTGGAATTCTTCAAAGAGAAAAACTTCTCAAAAATGAAAGATTTTGGTTTACAAGCAGCATAATCTGCTATATAATAATCTATATCATGAAAAGGATCAAAAATGAAACTTACAGATTATACAACTCAAGTTCTTAAGAACTTCTCCGGTATCAATAGCAATATTGTAATTAGTTCCGGTAACCAAGTGTCTACTATTTCAGAAGCAAGAAACATTCTTTCGACTGCTAAAGTAGATATTGAATTCCCAGCCAATTTTGGCGTTTACGATTTGAACGAATTCCTAGGTGTCCTATCGCTAGTTGATGAACCTCAGATTAAATTTGAAGAAAAGTACGCAGTCATTTCTGACTCTACCGGCCGTTCAAAAATCAAATACTTTTTTACAGACATTGATATGCTTACTTCGCCCAATAGCACTATGCTATCTAAAGCTGTTTCCATGTCTGACTTTAACGTAAACTTTATTCTTGATCAAGATACCTTGAATAAGATCAAAAAGGCCACATCTGCCCTCGGTCATACATCAGTATCGATTACGGCATCAAATGGTGCAATTGCTCTGACTGTATTTGACCCTGAAAATGCTACGTCAAATACCTTTACTATTGAATTGGCTGGTACGTATGAGGATAGCAATTTTAATTTCATCCTCAACATTCAAAATTTGAAAATCCTTCCTGGCGATTATAACGTTGGATTGTCTTCTAAACTTATGTCCAAGTTTTCACATACTGAAAAAGATGTAAACTATTGGATCGCCTTGGAAAAAACCTCAACTTACGGAGAATAAAATGAATAAACAGATTACTGATATCTCTAATCGCGTTGCTCGTAGTACTATTGCTGTTATTGATACAGTTGTTCAACGTGGCGGGTTTCGTGGTGAGGAACTTACTACAATCGGCCAATTGCGCGATCAATGTGTACAATTGACGGCGCTTTGTGAAAATGCCCAATTGGATGAGTCTAATACAAAATAATTTACATTTACTCCTGACTATTATATAATGATTTTGCACTTGAATTGGAGTAACTATGTCTAAAGACTTTCTCTGGGTAGAAAAATATCGCCCTAAAACAATTTCTGAAACTATTCTTCCTAATCGTTTGAAGGATGTATTCAGAAAAATGGTAGAAACAGGTGAGCTACAGAATATGTTGTTCACCGGTTCTGCCGGTCTTGGTAAAACCACGGTGGCTAAAGCTCTATGTAATGAGCTTGGCTTGGATTATATTGTCATCAATGGATCTGAAGAAGGTAACATTGATACCCTTCGCGGTAAGATTAGGCAATTTGCTTCAACTGTTTCATTTTCTGGTGGCTACAAAGTAGTTATCCTAGATGAGGCAGATTATCTAAATCCGCAATCAACCCAACCTGCTCTCCGTGGTTTTATCGAACAGTTCTCTAGTAACTGTCGATTTATTCTCACTTGTAACTTTAAAAACCGTATCATTGAACCTCTCCACTCTCGTTGTGGCGTCTATGAATTTAATGCTACTAAGCAAGAACTTGTTGAACTTGCCGGACAAATGATGGAACGCCTGAA